GGGTCTTGACAAAATCTCAGATCCCCATCGTAGAGCGGTAACCGCCGTCCTGCTAGAGAACCAAGAAAAATTTATGCAAGAGCAAGTCGCCTTTGAGCAAGGCGGCATGATTGCTGAGCAACCAACCATGTCGGTTGGTAACGGTGGATACACCAGTTCCGGTACAAACGCTGCAGGTACTGCAGGTTTCGACCCCGTACTGATCTCCCTGATCCGTCGTTCAATGCCTAACCTGGTCGCATATGACCTCGCAGGCGTTCAACCAATGTCCGGTCCTACTGGACTCATCTTCGCGATGCGCTCCCGCTACAGCGGTCAGGCATCCACCAATCCAGAAGCACTGTTCAACGAAGCAGACACTGGATTCGCAGGTCAGAACGAAGGATTCGACCTTACCGGTGGCGATTCAGACCGTCCAGCTGGTATCGGTTCTACCACTAATGTTGGTACTAACCCTGCTGTTCTGAACCCAGTCGGTTCTGCTGTTTCCACCAACTACAACGTTGGTCAGGGTATGCAGACTGGTGATGCTGAAGATCTCGGCACCACTGGAGACAACTTCAACGAGATGGCATTCTCGATTGAGAAGGTCACCGTTACTGCTAAGTCCAGAGCACTGAAAGCAGAGTACTCCTTAGAACTCGCACAGGACCTTAAGGCAATCCACGGTCTGAATGCTGAAGCGGAACTCGCCAACATCCTCTCTTCTGAGATCTTGGCTGAAATCAACCGCGAAGTTATCAGAACCGTCTACAAGATTGCTGAGCAAGGTGCTGTTTCTAACACCGCAACCGCTGGTGTATTCGACCTCGACATCGACTCTAACGGTCGCTGGAGTGTTGAGAAGTTCAAGGGTCTTCTGTTCCAAATCGAGCGCGATGCTAACGCAATCGCACAAAGAACTCGTAGAGGAAAGGGCAACATGATTCTGTGTTCCGCAGACGTTGCTTCCGCACTCACGATGGCAGGAATTCTCGATTACACCCCTGCACTTAACGCTAACCTTAGCGTTGATGACACCGGTAACACCTTCGCTGGTGTTCTGCAAGGTAAGTATCGCGTATACATCGATCCTTATTCTGCTAACCTCCAGGGCAACAACACTGCTACCGCTTCCGGTAATCAGTACTACGTTGTTGGTTATAAGGGTACTTCTCCTTATGACGCTGGTCTCTTCTACTGCCCATACGTTCCTCTTCAGATGGTTCGTGCAGTTGGTGAGAACACCTTCCAGCCCAAAATCGGATTTAAGACTCGCTACGGCATGGTCGCTAATCCATTCGCTGAAGGCACCACGCTTGGCGCTGGCCGTCTCAGAGTCAACAGCAACCGCTACTACAGACGTGTTGCAGTTAAGAACCTCATGTGATCAATCACTGAGATTTTTCAAGACCTCCCGCAAGGGGGGTCTTTTTTTTATCTAAATAACAAAGTAGAGATATACTTAAAATGGCATACTATATCACTAAACCAGCATCTATTGACAAAAGTATCACACTTTACTTTGTAGGTGAAAACAGATGGTCAGATAATCCATCAAATAAGATAACTTATGAAACTGAGGAAATAGCAAACTCTGCTAAAGCAAACCCCGATGGTAGAAATGGTGGTTTCACTGGTTCTACCGTAGTGAGTGAGTGATGGCAACGAGAAAACCTGCTAAGGATAGACCAGGAACTCCTATTGATAATAGAAATTTTCTTGCACCTACTGGATTTAAATTTTCTTTAAAGAGAAGTCCAGGTGTAGCATTTTTCTGCAATCAAGCAAATATCCCAGACTTAAATCTTGGTATTGCTATTCAACCATCATACTTAAAAGATATTGATGTTCCAGGAGATAAGATTAGTTTTGGAGATCTTACCTTAAGATTTCTAGTTGATGAAGATCTTGTTAACTACATGGAAATTCAAAATTGGATTCGTGGACTTGGATATCCTGAGTCATTAACTCAATTTGATAAATTGGAAAGTGAAGCAATTCTTCCTGGTAATTTTGGTAAAGCAGGAGATAACATATATTCTGATGGTACTTTGCAGATTTTAAGTAGTAATCTCGTACCTAAATTCAATGTCAACTTCAAAGACTTATTTCCATATTCGATATCAACTGTATCTTTCGATGCAACTGATACAGATATTGAATACTTTACAGCAGACGTAAGTTTCAAGTATACTATATACACCCTTACTGATTTGAGCAACAATCCTTTATGACCGTAGATCTTGATAAGATTCAAGAGATGTGGACTAAAGACTCAAAGATCGATAACGATAATTTACATACAGAGTCTTTAAATATTCCCACTCTTCATGCAAAATACTTTGAATTATATAATACCATATTTCTTTTAAGAAAGAAAGCAGAACAGCAAAGGAAGAATATTCGTCATGAAAGATATGAATACTTCAGTGGTAAAGCTGACCCAGATGTATACATAGAGAATCCATTCCCCAAAAAAATTCGTGATAAAGATACTATGCAAAAGTATCTAGATGCAGATGAAAAATTATCCAATGTATGTTTGAAAATTGACTACTATGATACGATGCTTGTATACATTGAAAGTATTCTAAAACAAATTTCCAATCGCACATACCAAATCAAAAACGCAATCGAATTCATGAGATTTAATTCAGGTTTAGGATAATGGACGAGGACGATCAGTATTATCGAGTAGAGTTACCTATAGAAGCAGTTCGTGTTATTCACACGGGACTTTCTCAGGCATGCAACAAATGGAGTGGTGGAGATCCTATGGAGCAAGAAGATTTACTTGCAATGCGAGATCACTTCTATAGAATTATGTTAGAACATAGGTTTGAAAATATGTAATAAATATTTGTAGATGAATGGATCTACGTGATTGACACGACAGCAAATCTTGTTATTTCCAAATCAAACGAAGTATTTTTAAAGATTAATACAGAACCTCATATAGAATATGAACTTAGAGATCACTTTAAGTTTGAGGTTCCTAATGCAAAATTTATGCCACAGTACCGTGGTAGAAACTGGAACGGAGAGATCCATCTTTTTGATATGCGTTCCAAACAAATCTATGTTGGTCTGTTAGATAAGATTGTATCCTTCTGTAAGAACTACGGATATACTTATAAGTTTGAAGATAATAAATTTTATGGCACTCCATTTGAGGAGAATGATTTCATATCATACGAGGGTGTCAAAGATTATATGAATTCTATTTGCTCTCATACTCCCAGGAAATATCAAATTGAGGGAGTATATGATGCTCTAAAGCACAATAGAAAGCTATTGATAAGCCCCACTGCTTCTGGCAAATCTTTGATGATTTATTCTCTCGTAAGATATTACGTTGACAAAGGTCAAAAAATCCTTTTAGTTGTTCCAACGACATCTCTTGTAGAGCAGATGTATAAGGACTTTCTTGATTATGGTTGGGATGCTGAGTCATATTGTCACCGTATCTATTCTGGTAGAGAGAAGAGTAATGATGCTCCAGTAACAATTACAACCTGGCAATCTGTTTACAAACTAGAGAGATCTTTCTTTGAAGAGTATGGTGTCATTATAGGCGATGAAGCACATTTATTCAAGTCTAAATCTTTGATACAGATTATGACTAAACTACATCATGCCAAGTATAGATTTGGTTTCACCGGAACTCTTGATGGAACACAGACACATAAGTGGGTCTTAGAAGGATTGTTTGGGCCATCATATAAAGTAACAAGAACTGATGAGTTAATGAGACAAGGACACTTATCTCAACTTGATATTCAATGTCTTGTACTTAAACATCCACCTCAAAAGTTTGATACTTATGAGGACGAGATACAGTATTTAATCAGTCACGAACAACGCAATAGATTTATAAAAAATCTTACTTTAGATCTTAAAGGTAACACTCTTGTTCTTTTTGCAAGAGTTGAAGCACATGGTGCCATACTCTACGATGAGATAAATAAAAACAAGGGTGATGACCGTAAGGTATTTTTTGTGCATGGGGGAGTAGATGCAGAAGAAAGAGAAAGAGTAAGAGAGATAACCGAAAGAGAAAACAATGCTGTCATAGTTGCCTCTTATGGAACTTTTAGTACAGGTATCAATATTAAAAAACTCCATAATGTTATCTTTGCCTCTCCAAGTAAATCAAGAATCCGCAATCTTCAGAGTATTGGACGAGTTCTTAGAAAAGGAAAAGACAAAGTAAAGGCAACTTTATATGATATATCTGATGATTGCTCAACAAAGTCAAGAAGAAATTACACACTAAACCATTTCATAGAAAGAATTAAAACTTATAATGAAGAAAACTTTAACTATGAGATAATCACTATTCAACTAAAAGTATGATAGAAGACGATTTTTACTGTACACTCAAATTAAAATCAGGTGAAGAGATATTTGCAAAAGTTGCTGCATCAGATGAAGATGACAGAACTATGCTATTAGTATCTAATCCAATAATTGTATCTGAGGTAAAAGGTAAAATGGGAACAATGGGGTATCGTGTAGAACCCTGGTTAAAAACAACTACTGATGATATGTTTATCATTAATATGACTGATGTTCTTACGATGTCTGAATCATCTGATATTGAAATGATTATTATGTATCAAAATTATATTCGTCAATCTCAAAAAGAAAGCCCTGATAATAATTCTAAAATTAATCGTAGAATGGGATATCTAGGTAATACAAGAGATGTTAAAGAAATCCTAGAGAAGATCTTTAAGAGTAGCTAGTACTCCTCTTTAACCTCCACAAAGGTAATTGTACACAGTATTGAATACCTTGTCAAGTCTTTAGTAAGATGATATAATCTATACATATTATGAGATAAACTTATGATACAGCCAGGTATGACTAAAAGAAAAAGATCTGAGCATTATGTAAACAATAAAGAATTGCTTGCTGCTCTCGTTAGTTATCGCAGTGAAGTTGAAAGAACCTTCCTTGTGAAATACGGTAGAGAACCTACTAAACAGGATAGGTCCCAACATTGGGATACTAAACCACCCATTCCACGATACATTGGAGAGTGCTTCCTAAAGATCGCAAATCATCTATCCTTTAAACCAAACTTTGTTAACTATATGTTCAAAGAGGATATGATCTCTGATGGTATTGAGAATTGTGTCCAATACATACATAATTTTAACCCAGAGAAATCCCAGAATCCTTTTGCGTATTTCACTCAAATTATTCATTACGCTTTTCTGCGTCGTATTCAGCGAGAGAAAAGACAGTTAGAAATTAAGAACAAGATTATTGAACGATCTGGTTACAGTGAGGTGTTTGACGACAACAACACCCTTGACGGATCGAACTATTCCGACTACAATCAAATCAAAGATGCTGTGCATTCCAAACTTCGTTATTAATGAAAGTTGC